GTCAAAGATTTCAGTTTTCTTTAAAACCTCGACATCATCTACCAGTCCAAGTTTATACGCATCAAGATACATGTTGTATTCAGATACCTTGTTGCTAGGCAAAGTTGAACCTGATATAATGCGAATGTCATGTTGTCCTAATTGAATATCATTTTCAATAGTCAACAATGCATTGCTTTTATCATCATACAATCTCATGTTTACTGAAAATTCAGTAATATCATTATTTGGCTGTACAATTCTAAATGTTTTTGCATATCTATAATGGTCTTTAGCTAAGTTGTAAACAACTTGTCCTACCATTGCTAGACTTGCTTCAATATCTCTTAACTTTGATTTACCTCTAGATTCACCCATTTCAGATAGAAGCATTGTACCTCTAACTGTTTCTGGTGCATTGTCTCCTCGGAACCCTTGTAATAGTTCAGGTATACCAAAGTTTAAATCTATATACTTCTCAACTCTGTCTATTAAATAGTAAAACTCACTAGTTAATGGTGCAGGTTGAGGAAAATAAGGGTTACCAAACTCTGGATTATATTCTATAACCGCATTTGGATTAGCCCAATCTTTTTCTAATTGACTGATATTATCTACACTACCCTCTGGTACTAATAGTTTTAAACCAGCAGCAGACTGAGCGTGTGACAAGGTTAGAGAAAATAACTTATTTAAAAGTCTTTGTGAATCTTTAACCTTGTTCACGTCTGATTTCGGATAGGGAGTATTAGTCCAAATGTTCGTAAATGGAACAATTGGATAGATATCAGTGTTTAGAATACGCTCATATAATAAAGTATCTCCAACGCTACTGCATTGTGCAATTCTTGTTTGCATTATCTCTTCTATCTCTATAGCACCATTCTCTATAGCTTTTATATTTTCTTCTTCTTGTATAATCTGTACATATACTTCAGGGTCTACAATCTTTTCTGCCCCAGTAACAGTATTAAACAATCTATAGTATGGTACTCTTACTTTGTAAAATCTATCAAGTATTTGATATTTTTGATTTACATAGTAATCTAAATTCTTTGCTTCATCAGGAGTTATAGCACTATTTGTATTTTTTAGTGTTGAAGAAGGATAGTCCTCTCCATACAATGAATCTATACCACCTTCAATGTCATCAATAACTTCTTCTAAGTCTGGATACAAATCTAACATTTGTTGTTTTGTTAGAAATGTAGAAAGAATAATACCAGAAGCATCATTAAAAAATCTATCTCTAGAAGCTGGGTCTACATAGACACGAAAAGGGTCAACGTGAGTATATTTAACTTCACCTCTACCATAATCAGCTTCAGGGTCTAGATATACATACATATATCCAAGTCCAGTAACAGCATAGTCATGTACTACTTGTTTGAAATTACTGTCACCATTTGATATATCCCAAACATATTCTAATATTGTTTTCCAAACATTAGCTATTTTATTGTCAGAATCTTCTCTAGCAATAACAGAAAACTTTGCTGGTCTTGCTGTTAGTAAAGATTTTAACTTATCAACAGCAGCATATATTCTATCTATAACAAAATCTGCTTGTCCAACAGCTTGTAAAGCTTCAGACTCGTCAGATGAATAATGATTACCTAGTGTAAAATCCACAGCATTTCTAGCTTCTACATCCCAGTTTTGTCTAGCGTCTCTCCATCTTCTAAACAATTCTCTAGAAATTTGTGGTTTTGATTTATTGTCGTCGTATTTAGCCATAAACTCCCAATTTAATTTTTGTCTATAAAATAATATATTTTATTTACTTGAGTCAAGGAAAAAGTTAAGACTTTTGTCCAGTAACCCAGTTTATGACTCTTTTTGCACGACTTTCTTCGATTCTAGCTATATTCTCGCTAAGTTTCTCCGCACCTATAGCTGAACTTTTTGGTGGTTTTGCAGTCGTAACTGCATACCATAGACCATCTAAAAGGTCGTCGTTCTTACCTTTTGGAAATTCAAACATCTCGTCAACTAAAGCTATATGTTCTTTTTTTATAAATAACTTTCTACGATTTACAATAGGACAAAGCAAAGCTTCTAACCTATCTTCTTTTTTGATTCCGTGAGGTGGTCTAACACCCTGAGATAGTCCTGGAGCTAGTTTTCTATCTGAACCAGCTATTTGATTAACATAATCTTTTACTAACCCTTGAGCTCCTACTTTTTCAATATTTACTCTTCTTACAGGATTAAATTGTTTTGCATAGTCAACAATTCTTTTTGGCATATCATACAAAGGAGAGTGTTCTCTATAAAAATCTAATACATAAATATTTCTATCACTATCTATACCAATAACCATAATAACCTGATAGTCACTTCTTGCATTAGCTTCATAAGCTAAGTCAACACCAATGTATACGTTTAAAGGTATAGCAGATTCATCAACCATTAAATAATTGAATCCATTTCTATTTTCAAGATTACCTTGATAATAATTAACTCTATCAATGTGAAACTTTGCATTATCTACATCTCTAGCTTCATTTTGATATTCTTGAGCAAACTTATGTATAAGTCCCATTTCTGTAAAACGTCTTTTAATATCATCTAGCTTTTGTTTTGTAAAATAACTAGACCATAAAGGAACTCCATCTACTATTGCTTTTTTATACAATACATTCCAAGCTGATTGCCTACCTTCCTTTTCTGCTTGGATATATCCATCGTAAACTCCCTGTAGGAATGAATCGTAATGGACTATTGTACCAATAAGCCATATTGACCCTTCGTTTTCTTTTGAGTTTTCCAAAGCGGGTTCTACTGTTGACATTACCCATTCTTTAATCTCTCTCCTTCTATCTGGTGTTTTAGTATTTAATTCTGACTCAAAGTCATCAAGTATAATGTTTGTATATCTTAATCCTAATTGAGAACGACCACGCAATCTTTGTGATGTACCTTTTGCTATAACCCTATCTCCTCTTGCAGTAGTAAATTCTTTCTCTGTCCACTTACTACCCTTTAAGTCACCAAAGTAGTATTGAAGTGCAGGATTTACATCTATATGGTTTTGTATGTACTTGATATGGTCAATAGCCTGAGATTGTTCTTCAGATACCCAAGCAATAAACTGTTTCTTTTCTGGTGGTGCAAAATACAACTGATATAGTAAAGCTGTTTTAGCTAATGTTGACTTTGCATGTCCTCTAGGTAATATAATACAAACTCTTTTATCATCTCCTAAAAGTATATCACTAAGTTGATATTGGTAGGGTGCAGGAGCTGATTTCATAAAATCTTCTGGCAAAAACATTTGTCCAAAAGTAACTATATCTTTTTTTGCTAACTCTAACGCTTTTTCTTTTGCAGATAAGTCAGGTGGTATAATATTAAATTTATCTGGCTTCTTCGTATTCTTTTTCATATACCCTGTCCATCATTACAAGAGTTTTAGGTGATAACCAATCACCATCAGGAACTTCAGTAAACATACTAGTGTTCTGCCATAGAACAGGACCTGCTACATAAACCCAACACTTTTCTTTTTCTTTAGTGTCATCTAGTATCACATCTACTGTTGTTCTAATATACAATCCAGAATCTGTAGACTCATACTTGTCATACATTACTAAATCTTCTTTTGTAACATCTATAACTTCTACAACAGCTCCTTTGCCTTTTTCATTCTTGACAAGAGCTGGAAAGTTTCTATGTCCAGGAAAAACTAAACTAAAACCTTTTACTTTACCTGTTTGTTCGTAACCTCTTCTAAGTGTTCCGTATACTGCTAGTCTCATGCTTCTCCTGTTTGTCTTGGTAATCCCACATCTGTTAATTCAAACTCGTTATCATAAACACTAAGACAATTAAAACACTTTACGTGAGTACAATCTTTTTCTTCTTTATCCCAAACGTATATTGCAGTTTTATATAATCTATAGCAACAAATAACACATCGGTTACTTTTCACTATCTTTTTTAACTTCCGCCAATTTTTTGTATTGGGAACCTTGAATTGCATCTAATTGCTCCTTTGAAAAACCTTGAAACAATGTAACAGACTCTGTAGTCTTTTGAGTTTCCATCATTCCTGATATTTTCATTAATGTTGTTATAGCAGTAATCTTATCTCTATCTGATGAACCGCCTTTATCTATAATGTTTCTCATTTCTTCCAACAAGTATGTTGGAGTAATTTCAGCTTCACTCAAGTATTTATCTATTTCTTCTCTAATCAATTTTTTTACCCTGTCAGTTTTAAGCAATAACTTTGCTTGTGATTTTGCGTAATTTTTGTTCTTACTAGGAAATGCTTTCATGTAAGCTTCTACTACCTCATCTCCCTTTGCTACATACTTACCAAACAAAAATTCTTTATCTGTAACTTTCTTTCTGTTTTTCTTTCTAACAGAAGGAGATTCTCCAGCGGTAGAAAAAGTATGCATATTTGTTTTCATATCTCCTTTTATTACTACAGAAGGGCTGCATACATACGAACCCATAATAGTTCTAATAAAAGTAGTTTCTTTTTTTCTATCGCTCTTTTTAAGAACGCCAAGGTGCAACACTTGACATACTTGACCATCATCAGTCAGTATCCAATCTCCTTTATTAGAATGTCTCCATTCTTTTACAACTGGATGACTTAAACTAATTTTACTTCTAAATTCATCTAAATCATCAAAGAGATAGTGAGTTACACCTTTAACAACACGTTCTTTCATAAATATAACTATTTATTTTTATTTTCGTCAAGCTCATTAGCAACAAACTTAATATAGTTAGTAATTAAGAATCTCATCTCAATTAACTGTTGTTCTAAACGAACTGTTTGACTTGCAATCTCGTTTGCTCTAGTATAGTTTAATCTAGCTTCTTCAGATAAGTCAGATAGTTTGAATTCCATTTCCTTATCTTCATGAACTAATTTAAATGTATCTTCTTTTTTCTTAGCCATTTAATACTCCTTATAATGGTCTCACCAAAGGTGGTGCGTGTTCTTCTAACTTCCTGTGTAGTTTTTCTAATATTACTACATCAGCTACATTATGGTCGTAAACATACTTCATTGCTTTTTCATCTCCATATCTAGCTTTTCTCCACATATCTGGTTTTACTCTTGTTTTACCAGCAATACCAAAAAACTCTGTGGCAGCTTGAAGTGATGAACGATGAAGCTTTAGTTTGCTTCTTACTACATAATATAAGTCTTTGTGTGCTTTTTGTCTATAAAGAGGAAAGTACGTTCCGTGATATAGTGCACGAGTTCTAATAAAAGGAATATCGAACCTAGTACCATAATATGTAAATATTACATCATACTTATTCATTTCTTCTACTAACAGCTCTGTAATCCTAGCATCTTGCTTTTCTGACATTAGCTCTTCTCTCGTTATTTTAGCACCAGCAACTTCTTTGACACCTCTTCCTTTTAGACACCAGGACAACATAACATCAATATTAGCACTAAACCCAGTTGATTCAATATCTAAATATCCAATTGTTTTTTCGTGACCTGTTGTATACCTGTAAGGTTTTCTCAAACCTAGTGATTCTAATTTACGTGTTACTGCTTTATATGTTCTATTATACCCAGCAATACGTATTTCTTGATAGAGAGTAAAAGCAGACTTAGCAGTACGTTCATACTGTTGTAATATCATGATTTCATTCTCTGTCCATCTTGTAGCCATTATTCGCCTCTTTTATTATTAATATACTGTTCGTGCAATTCTAATGCTACCGCAGATAAATATACGCATAGGTCTAATAATTCTTCTATACTTTCTTTTAGATTGTCTCTACTACCATCTACTGGCACTTGATTGCCGTATTTTTTAGCTCCTACTTCTAATCTTTTAGATATGAGCTCTAAAATTCTTTGATTATTTGTCATTTTTAGGAAAATCCTCTCTATCAGGCACATCTTCTAGTTCTCTTATTAGTTTTCCCCACGCAATATTTTGTAATCTATCCATTTCTTGCTGTAGTTTTTGTACTAATTCGTAATCGCCTGCTTTTTTAGCTTGAATTATTTTTTTTGTGATTTCTTCCACAGATATTCTCCTATTCCTAATTGAAATAATCCATTACTTAACGCTTCTATTTGTCTTTCATCGTGTTCTAATCCAGTATTGTAACAAATAGCATGTAATATTTCGTGAATTAATGTTTCTAGTTTACGTGTTTTTTCAATACCTTCATTAATTAAAATAATATTATCTTTTACTAGGTGTCTACCGTACAATTCTTTGTCATTATCTTCATGTTCTAATGGTAATTCTACAATTTTGTACAAATGTCCACCAATATTTAATTCCATAGCTTTTTTATTACTCATTTTTACTCCCATAAGTTAATTGTGTATGCAAATTAGGTAAATATTCCTACACAAGTCAAATAAAATAGTAAAAAAACGTAAAAAAATCGCACGACGTCCCAATGTTCTAGTTTCTAATGCTCTAAACAAGTATACAAATAGAAAAAATAAAATAATCCTTGACTACAATAAGTAAAACAAGGTAACTTTGACAGTCCGAAGGACGAAAAAAAACACTTAATGTTCGATGTTCTTATTAACCCTTAGAGTATTCAATCTATTTCCTACATAATGCTCGGTGTTCTAGAGAGGGTCCCTACGCAAAATTTTTTCCCAAAATTTTTCTAGTCGTCGAATCTTAGTATTTCAACAAATCCTACCCCAAATTTCCAAAACCGTTCAAAATACCCAGACCCATACCAAAAAATTGCCCTAGTTTGTGTGTTTCTTTTTTTCGCACATAGGGGTGTGGTCTTTTTTGCGTTCCATTTTTCAAAATTAGGTTGAATTTTTGATTTTTCAATATAAGGTTAAAAATTTAAAATTTTCTCTAATGTCAAGGAAATAACAAAAAAAAATACAATTTTAAGTGTAGCAATATCAACACTTACAGGGTTTCTTAAAATAATTTAAAAAAAACTATTGACTTTAATTATTATAAGCCCTAATCTTAGGTGTAGTTATTTGACAATTCGGAATTCAGGCACATAAGCGAGAGAGTATCCCTCGGGATATCGCAAACAAATGGTGCTAATATATTCAACTTAGATTAAACTATGCTCGTCTGAGAAGGCGAGAGAAAGGACAAAGTTAGTATGTCAAAATCCCTTCCTAAGAAGGCGGTTACTACTCGCGAGGTTAAAGACAGATTATTTTCTGGACTTAAAAAAGCGGGTTTGTCTAACGAGCAACTAGCAGTAGTTGCTTCTGAGTATCACGATTTACATCGTGAGAAAGGGACAAGAGCTTCCTCTCATAGAGTGCAGATTGCAGAACATCCAGACTTCAAGACTGCTTTTGAAGCAGTTGAAACTGCGATGAATGAACTTAACGACTTGTTGAGAAGCAAGAAGTTCAAGCTCAAGAAACGCGGTTCTGAGGATATGGGTATTCCTTGTGTAGACGTAAAAGTTGAAATCAAGGTGTAGCAATCTACACAGACTGACTTAGTCTCGGGGTCCGCGGGTACCTGGCAACAGAAACCCGCATAATCTAATTAACAGAAAGGACATAATATGTTAGAGTTACTTGGTTTTATCTTAGCAATATCATTCATTGCCAACATTATGCAGTTAGTTATGATTGTAGAGATGCAAGCATACAGACGCGGATATAATAGGGGTAAACAAAATGGACGATAAAGTAAAACAAGAGATGCTTAAGTCATTGATAGCTATTACAAAAGCACTGACAGATTGTAATAATAAAGTCAGATTGCATATGGAATATCTCAATGAGCTAATAAAGAAAGCATAATACTAACCCGCGGGGGCTTCGGTCCCCGCACATTATAAGGAACAATACTATGGGCAAACTAGCTAATGGTAGAAGTCAAAAAACCCGCGATAGATGCGGTAATGTGACTTTCACTATGGATGAAGCTACTAATGAGTTTACTGACTTTTTAGAAGCAAATAGACCATTTGTTCACATTATTCTGAGAGATTTATTTACTGCAGTCAAGGGTAAATATACCAAACAGAGTGATGATTGGACAAAAGATGATACTGAGAAGTACATCGAGTGTACCAAGAGAACCCAAAAATCTCCAGAAGTTCAAGAACTTTTAGAGAGAATTGATACTCTTGAGAACATCCGTGAAATACAGTCCAGGATAATTCGCAAATACGAATGCAGATAACCTGGCAGATAAGAGATGGCGGCTTCGGTCGCCACTCTTTTTTTTTATTCAACATTTCCCCTGCGACGTAGCTCGACTATGCTCGACTAGGTTCCCCTGCGTCGGAGCTAGACTAGGCTTGACGGACTTCCCCGCGTCGGAAGCTAGACTATGCGTCGTATTTATATTATCTAGATGGCGATTACCCNNCGNCGGAAACTAGATGGCGTCAAATCTTTCGGTTGCAACTTATTCTAGAAATGCTTAACTTCTCTTGGCTAATAATATTGTCGGGACGAAGCCACTCCGACGGAAGGACAAAGTTATGACAGACACTATGATACAACGACACAAGTGTTCATGCGACAAGTGTGGGCATAGTCATTGGGTAGAAGAAGTCGTAGAGATGGAGACGCTACCTATTGGGTTAGACATATCTATTGTTCCAGTCGAGTATGATAAGACTTGGGAGATTACCATAGTCAATAACATACAGGATACGACGGGAGTTATAGAGGCGACAACTATGAAGCAATGTCTAATGATAGTAGAGCAATGTCGTAAGATGTTGATGAAAGACGGATACAGGTTAGTCGTAAGTACACCTCGTAGTCGTTTTGAGACACACAGTCGTATCAACAGGCTTGAATACAACCAATGGATAGACGCTACATTTAAGACTAAGAAAAAGAAAGACGACTGGTATGAGAAGTTAGTCCAGAAAATGGGACGACAAGCTACCAAAGCGTCAAACAAAATACATAGACTAGGCTATGGGAAGGACAAATAAAATGTGTAGACAATGCAATATAACTAGACAAATCAAAGAAAGCAGACGCATTACTAATGAATTAGCAAGTATTAAACAGCGTCTACTAAACCTAAGAATTGACGCAGGTTTATTATTTGACGAGCTAGATATAATGGAAGACATAAAAGTTCAGACGATGAACGAGATGAGTCGTACATATGACAAAGTAGACTATTGTAAAACAGTAGTCAGAAAAGTTATAAACGACAGATTATAAGTTGTGGCGGCGACTTGCAGACTATACTAATCAGTTAGTCGAGACGATTGGGACGCACTTCCTTTCTGCGTCGTTTGCAAGTTCGTCGCAAAGAATTAGTAGTGATACTAACAATAGAGTAGACGCTAGATGGCGTCCTACTAAACTTAAACTAAATATAGGAGATTAGACTATGTGTGGTATATATGGTATAGCAAAGTCTCCGACTACTTACACTAAGCGACAACACAAAGTTGTCAAAAAGGTGGTAAGACAAATGGCAATAGATAGCGAGAGCCGAGGTGCTCATTCGTCTGGTATTGCACAAGTCGGAACTGAAACTAGAATACATAAATCACTATTGCCGTCTAGCAAGTTTGTAGACACAAAGCAATTCAATCAGTCAGTAAAATCATTACAGACTGGTAATAATATATTGCTTGGACATACACGCTTTGCGACAGAAGGAGCAATAGTCAAATCAAACGCACACCCATTTAGAGTAGGCAATGTTGTCGGGGCTCACAATGGTTGTGTCTATAATATAGACGAGATGACGACTAAACTAGGCAAACAATGTCCAGTGGATAGTCAGTTAATCTTTAAGGCTATCAATGATAGCGACAATATACAAGACGCAGTCAAGTATTTTGACAGCGACTTTGCATTGTCCTTTGTCAAAGATAACCCTAATATATTATATCTTTGTAGAGAGAGTAATCGTCCTCTTTATGTCGCTTATATTCCTTCGCTTAAAACATTGTTTTACGCAAGTGAAGAAGGCTTCATAGAAGACGCATTAGACGAAGTTAATATCAAGACAGAAATAGTTAGTCTGCATAAGAATACTTTATATGCATTTGATACGACGCTGTTCACAGATAAAGAAACTAATTACTCTGCTACGAAATTCGAGTATAATAGTCGTGAGTATAACTATGGAATGAATAGTTATGGTTGGGACGATGATGAGTGGGAAAGTATCATACCTCAACAATATGTCGAGGACGAGATGAACCACTTAGCAGAACTTTACGACACAAAACCAGAACAATGGTATTATGACGAAACCGAAGACGAATGGATGTGTCATGTCGATGGTTATGTAGTGTCGGAAAGTGTAATGTCTGAGATGTGGTATGAAAAAGAAAAACAAGAATACTACGAGGCTCAGTACGACATGGAGGCTACCGACGAGGAGTTGGTAGAGACAAATGCCTCCTGAGAGTATACAACATACTAACGACGAACACGACATGGAGACTATTACTTGTAATGATTGTGCTTGTGAAGTAGAACTTGGCGATGAAACTACCGACGATAGAGGTAATTTAATTTGTCAAGACTGCTACGACAATTCATATACTAACTGCGATAGTTGTGGCGACACAGTATCAGACGCAGATAGTTATTACGCAGAATGCGACGGATTGTATAGATGTCAATCTTGTTATGACGACGAGATTAGACATTGTGAACATTGCGATACCGACATGAATGATGGCGACGCATACTACAATCATCACGACGAGTGTCTTTGCGAACATTGTTATAATGAAGACGCATCAAACAATCGTCCAGAATGGGAAGTTCTGAGTAATGACTTTGTTAAAGAAAATGATGACTTTGTTAGTCCACTTAATTCTGGATACGACGAAGACACATTTGACATAATCAAGTCTAAACGATATGTCGGATTAGAAATAGAGACTAACTTTCGTCATGAAGATTGGGATAACGAACCTACGACTGATGATATAAGGGAGGAACTTGCTCATATGTTTAGACGAGAGCAAAGACCAAGTCCTGAATTATCAGTAGTTTACGATGGTAGTATTACAGACGAAAACCATCCTTATGGATATGAAATAGTTATGCGTCCAAGAAGGGGCGACAGATTATTCAAGGATACGCAAATAGTTTGTCATACTTTAAAGAATGGATTAGACGCTTATGTCAGTAGAAAATGTGGATTACATTTACATATTGATGTAAGAGATTACGACTATGTTCATTTCTCAGTCTTAGCAATGATGACTAAACTAATTGAACCTCATGTCTATTCATGGTGTCCTCCGTCTAGGGCGACATCTCAATGGTGTAGAAAAGTTAGTCAGCGACTATCGTCATTTAAGTATGTTGAAGATAGAGATGACTTTATTGATGTATGGTACGACAATGGATACTACTCGTCTGAGAAATACAACGAGAAAAGATATCATGGACTGAATTTGCATTGTCATTTTCAAGCAAATCAGGGACTAGAAATACGATATCATGGTGGTACATTGAGTGCCGACAAGATAAAGCATTGGACGATATTCTGGACAAATGTCGTAGATGTTTGTTATGATATAGGTAATAAGGTTAGAGACGAATT